TTTTTTTTTTTTTTCAAGCAGAAGACGGCATACGAGATCACTGTGTGACTGGAGTTCAGACGTGTGCTCTTCCGATCTGTGAAGAATAAGAGAAATAAACCATATCTTATGGCGCTTCATGCGACAAAAAAGGACGATTACTTTAACGACATGGTGAAACTTGAGTCATTGAGTGATTCTGACTTGTTCGGAGGGCCTGTTGTCTCAGGAGTGGCGGCAACAACGAAAGAGATTTTGATACTGAAGGATGCTCTCTACAGGAAAACCGGCAATCCAGATTATGCTCTTTTTGAAGAAAGGAGAAGGCTCGGGATTTGTTAGCGTGATTTATAACAAAAACCCTCCAGTCGGAGGGTTTCTTTTATCTGCTGACTAACATTTTCTCTATCAACTCACCAGCGTCATAAATCTTTCTCCTGATTCTCTTTGCCATCCTGATTGTGTCAGCATCATCAGGCAGCATCACCGGTAGTCCTGCATTTTCTGCTGCACACAGTTCGTCAAATTTATAATTAACTATGCAGCGTAACCGTGCTTTCGTCTCATCGCTAACAGAGCGCACCACTTCCCACATGTTTTCCGGAGACCAGCAGCACCAGACATGAGCGCCAGTGAAGTAATGGCACTTCCACGCGTCGGCATAATCAGATACCAGGTAAATGAACTTTCCATTATCTTCTCCGATTGTGCTTATCGCTCCGCGTGTTAGCTTCCCGTTGATGGCTGAGTCTTTGTTGTATCCTGCGCGGAAAAACGTTCTGAATGCATCACCATCCATGCCAATGAATGCCACGTTGCACAGCTTCATTGTGTCAGCGCGCATCATCTCAACCGCAATAATCTCTCCAGATTTGCCTCTGGCGACGTTAACGTCGCAACCAATACCATTTATCAACGTCCACTCATTCATCGCGACACGCGTCGTTTTAGCCATGATTGCGGCGACTTCCTGCTCGGTGATGAAGTCGTCGTTATGATTTATCTTCGGCAGCTCCTTCCTGATTGCCTCCAGCTTTTCACGCGGGTGCATATTCAGGAATCCTCCCAGCGCCTCAAGTGCTTCAGGGAAATTCATGCCGGAGAGTTTCATCAGCCAGTTCATACCGCTGCCGGAACCGCACTGATTGCAGATTGCTCCGCCGTCGCCTTTTGTTTCGAAGTTGTCATCAAAGCGATACCTGTCTTTGCCAAGGCATGACGGGCATGGCTGGTGCTTGCCATTGAAAACTCTGCTATCCACATTGACGATAGACATGATGGCAGCCTGCCAGTTGCCGAGCATTTTTGGCTCAATGTCTTTCCAGTCGTATCTCATAAATTGACCCTTGATTGTTGGTGTAGATTGAGTATAAGCTAACTGACGTAGAAACATCAACAAAGGTTATTTGCTATGACGCATAAAATAGACGCAATGATTGCGGAGCTGGATATAGACAAATTGCGGTCAGTTGTTCATACGGGGGAAATTGAGCCACGACCTTATCAGTGGCTGGTTTATGAAAAGACAGCTGAAGTTATCCGCAAGTTCGGGAAAGACCCTAAGCCAAGTTTCGTTACCGCATCGGTAGGTGCGGGAAAGACCATTATGATTGCCATGATTGCGCGACGCTTTCAGGATATGGGGTGGGAAGGGCTTGTCATTGCCAGACAGGGGGAGATTATTGAGCAGGATGCTGAAGAACTATGGAATCTGAGTGTTAAAAACTCACTATTCAGCGCGTCTCTTGGCAGAAAGTCAACGGTATACCCTCTTATTGCTGGCACTGAGGGAACAATAATAAATGGCCTTTTCGATAAGAAGGGCGACTCAGGTAATATTCTTTCTAAAGGTGCACTTTCCGATTTTTGCCCTCGCTTTGTTCTTATGGATGAGTGCCTGACTGGAGATGCGCTGATATTAACGAGTGATGGATGGGTAAGAATTGATGATGATAGCTTAATAAGTAAAGAAATCAAGTGCTTAGATGAAGCTACTGGTGAGTGGATGTACCATAAACCTAAAAGGGTATTTACTAATGGCATAAAGCGTGTATCATCAATTAAATTAATAGGCGGTGAGGAAATAAAATGCACGAGTACACACAAACTTTATTCAAACGGCTGCTGGGTAGAAGCGGGAAAACTAAAGGCTGGGATGACTCTGTCGTTAGATGGCTCGTCGGACAGATTTATGACAAAGCTCCTTCGTGCAAGTGTGGCTGTGGCGAGAAGGTTTTTCCGCACACAAGCAAAGGATTGAGTGCATTGCTGGAAAATCCTCACGGTTACTATGTTGATTTTAGGTCTGGTCATCATAATTCAACCGTTGATAGCGGACTTGTTATTGATGACTTCTTGCATCAAAACATACTCGCCGCTCTTGCTGGTGATGGGTGTCTGATTAAGAACACAAAAAGGGGGACGCACAGACTGGCGTGGAATATGGGAAATAAAGAACACGCTCTGTGTAAGGCCGCAAGATTCAAAAAACTTAATGCAGCATACAGAGAAAGAGATAATCCTGGATTCGGTGATAAATGGTTTCAGGTTAGAACATCATGCACAAAGATACTTGACAGGTACGCTGAGAAATATGGTGACTCGGCAAATGGGTACAACATAGGAAAGATATGCAGGGAGTTAAACGAAGTTGGTTGGGCTGTTTATTTTGGTGATGATGGGCATTCATCAATATCTTACGGCAAGTACAGACAGGTATTTATTCACACAGAGGCGTTCATGGAGGATGAATGCTGGGAAGTTGCCAATGCATTGAATGATTTTCTTGGATCAAATGGAGCGCGAGTTAATTCTTACATTGGCGGAACGAAGAAGCGCGAAATGTTTTATGTAAATATTTTTGATGAGGAAGCGCAGGATGAGTTTTTTAAAAGAATTGCTGACCACATGGAAAATGGCGTGGAATATAAAATCAAAAGTAATAGAGTCAATAAATGAAATTGGTGATGAGATGGTGTGGGATATAGAGATGCCTACCCATCACAACTTTGTTGCAAACGGATTTGTGGCTCATAACTGCCACCAGATGAACTGGGAGGACGTGGTAAGCGAAAGTCCTGAAACGCAATATGGCGTCATCATGACTGAACTTAACCGCAGATGTAAGGCTAAATACGGTCACGATGTCATTGTTATTGGATATACAGGTAGTCCGTTCCGTGGGACAGACTCAATTAAAGGTGCTTACTGGAAACATGAAATAGTAAACATTGACACCAAATATCTTGTTGATATTGGGTTTCTTGTGCCTACGATTTTTGGTCTGCATGATATTGATGATTTGCATTACGATCTATCAGCATTTGAAGCGTCAGGAAGCGATGGCACGCAGGATTTTACTGCCGAGCAACTCAAACAGATGCAAAAAGAAATCCTTGAGCAAGGAACACTCACGCAGAAAATCATGCTCAAGGTTATGGAGTTGACTAAAAACAGGAACGGAGTTCTGATCACATGCGCTGGTAAAAAACACTGTCAGGAGGCAGCTAAATATTTACCCGAAGGAAGTTATGCTATCGTCACCGAGGATATGGGGCAGAAAGCCAGGCGCAAGGCGTTAAAAGACGCATACACTGGCAAGATTAAATATGTTTTCCAGATTGGTTGCTTGACGACTGGCGTCAATATCCCGCTTTGGGACACAAGCGTCATATTACGAAAAATAATGTCACTCACTCTTCTTGTGCAGTTGCTTGGTCGCGGAATGCGCTTGCTGAAGAAAGAGCAAATTGATGCCGGGTATCATAAAGAAGACCATCTGGTTCTTGATTTCTCAGGAACGATGTTTGAGCTTGGTCAGCTGTATGAAGACCCAATCCTGGAAGAAGCCGAAGCGCAACGTTCAAAACGCAGTGGTGAACAGGTTCCGTGTCCGAAGTGTGGAACAATGAATAGCCCACATGCGCGACGCTGCATTGGCAAAGATGCATTGTCGCCAGATGGTCGATGCGAAGAATTTTTCAGTTATATCCGTTGCGGATTCGATAAGCATGGCATCCGTATTTTTGATGATGGCTGCGGAACTAAAAACGACCCGACAGCTCGCTATTGCCGACATTGCGATCACGTTTTGCGCGACCCGAATGCGGCACTGAATGAGCGTGCGTATACCGATAACGAGTGGGCTGATGTTATGGACTTCAAAGTGCAGTTAACGAAGGATGGAGAAGGTATTTTGTATCGCTACTGGATTAATCGTTGTGATGGCAAAGAAGGCTGGGCTAACGAAGTTTTCTACCCTTATGGCGGCGCTACTCACATGAAAAACATGTTTAAGGCAAAGGCGGTCTTTCCTCACATTGATGATAAGTCAATGGCGGGAAAAATCCTGAAATGCCAGAACGCCAAGCAATTCATGATGTATGCGGGATTGATTAAAGCGCCAAAACGCATCACGCATCGTATCAACGATAAAGGCCGCGATATCATCCACCGCAAGGATTTCATAGGAGAACAAAGTGAAGCAGCTTGATAGCGGCATATGGGTATTTGATAGCGGTTATCGCGGAGAATGCCCAAAAGAGGAGACTGACCAGATGGGTTACGGAACATGGATGCAACACCGCTTCCCTGGTGTTCTGTGGTTTCATGTACCCAACGAAACTGGCACATCAAGCCGGGTGCAGTTTGTGCTGAAGCGCCAGAAGATGGGTGTTAAGACTGGAATAGGCGACAATGTGATAATGACGCCGGGGGTAAATCACAGTTGCGGGATGATTGAATCAAAGCGTCGCGATAAAAGCAAAAGCAGAGTAAGTAAAGAGCAATCGTCTGTGTTAACTGAGATGTGCAGACTTGGTCATTATGCCGCCATCGCTTACGGTCTTGATGAACTAAAAAAAGCCACGCTTTTCTATTTTGGCTTGCCTTTTGATGTGGATTGATGTAGATTCATTTACACAACGACAAGTGAGGTGATGAATATGGGTCAGGGTGCAGAATCATGCGGTGGTTATGATTTGGAATATGACGAATACGAAGAAAATTTGTGTTCTGGTTTCTGGGTTCAGCGCGACGGAAGTGGCATTGAAGTGTCAAAAATGGGAACTAGCCATATTAAAAACACGTTGCGCATGGTGCGCGGACTGGCTGCGTCAGCCAGCTTTACCAGCGATGCGGATAAGTGGGAGGCGTGGGCTGATATATTCGAGGTGGAGTTAGCCAGACGAATTGACGTGCCAGATAAAACCAAAACAGCACGAAATCCGAAACCAGTGCGCGGCGCTAAAGCTCAAATGGTTTGCCATTGCGGAAAGCAGTATGAGGCGCGTGAAGCTGATTTGAAACGCGGGTGGGGATTGTCATGCTCCAAAAGCTGCGCAGCATTGCGTAAAACATTTAGCTTGAAAGCCGCAAAAAGGATTTAGTCATGAAAGTCTATTTCAATAATGAGTTAACTAATGAGCAATACCACGCTGACACAGAGCACATTAATGGCTCTGGTTTGTGGAACATTTACGACAGATGCCCCGCAGCATGGCGATACAAAGACGAAGAAGATGAGCAGTCAAAAGCTCTTATCTTCGGAACTGGCAGCCATACAGCTCTTCTTGAGCCTGATCGCTTCGATGCGGAATATGCTCGCATTCCAACCAAAGAAGATTTTGGTGATGACCTGCTCGTTACCGTCAGTGACATGAACTCATGGGCGAAAGAGAGAGGCATCAAAGGACTTTCAGGGAAGCCGAAAGCTGAGGTGATTAAAATCATTCAGGCGACTGGAGAGCCAGTGAAGATTTACGATGTTATCCGTGAAGAAGCTGAAAAAGCTGCATCTGGAAAGCAAATGCTGGAGGGTGGAGATTATGATGCCATTCAGCAAATGCGTGCTGTAATCCACGCAAACAGCTATTACAGCAGTCTTCTTGCCGGAGCTTACGCTGAAGTGTCAATCCTCGGTGAGCTTTACGGAGAAAAGGCAAAGGTTCGTTTTGACTGTCTGACAAAAGGTGGTGACATCATAGACTACAAGACAGCGGTTAGCGCCAATCCTGAAGAGTTTTTCCGTCATGCTGCGCGACTTGGCTACTTTATGAAAATGGCAATGCAGCACGACATGTTTGTTGCGGCATACGGTCATGCGCCACGCTCTGTTAATCTTCTTGTGCAGGAAAAGAAAGCGCCGTTTATTCCTGCGTTAATTCGCTTGACTGAAGAGCAATTACGCATCGGTCGCATTCAGTTGAATGGTGCAATGGAAATCTACAAGGCGTGCAAAAAAGCTAATTCGTGGCCGGGTTATTCAATGGGCAATCCTGTTATCGAAATGGAAACGCCTGAATGGTTCAAGAAGCAATTTAATTTATAATTAGTGAGGTGATGCAAATGGGTATTCTCAATATTAAACCAGCAGAGCGTTCAGGTTCTCGCGTGGTCATCGGTATTTCAGGCCAGTCTGGTAGTGGTAAAACATATAGCGCACTAAAGCTGGCGCGAGGCATGGTTGATTCACCAGAAGAAATCGGATTTCTTGACACTGAAAATGGTCGCGGTCGCCTGTACTCAAACATCCTTGATGGTAAATTCCTGCACGCTGATATGTATGCACCATTCAGCCCTGCTCGTTACCGTCAGGCCATTGAAGAATTTCAGGCTGCTGGCGTTAAGGTTCTTGTTATTGATTCTGGATCGCACGAATGGGAAGGGGAAGGAAGTTGCACGGAGATTGCTGAAAAGCCTCTGCTTAACGGGAAAAAGATGGCTGACTGGAAGCGCGCCAAAGCTGAACACAAGAAGTTCATGAACGCCATGCTGCAAAGCAATATGCATATCATTGTCTGCCTTCGCGCCCGCCAGAAAACCGACTTCGCAAATCCGAAGGAGCCTGTATCACTTGGGTTGCAGCCAGTGTGCGAGAAAGACTTCATGTTCGAGATGACAGTGAGCATGATGATGCACGATGGAGGAAAAATTCAGGAGTTCACCAAATTACCAGAAGAACTACGCCCAATCTTCTTTGAGTCTGGTCGTGAAAGTGTTCGTCATGGATACATTGGCGAGGCTCACGGTCGCGGACTCATTAAATGGGTGGACTCTGGCGTTAAAGTTGACGAAGAATTTGAGTCATGGCGCTCACGACTTCAGCTTTCCGCCGCAAAAGGCATGGAAGGCTTGAAGGAAGAAGCAAAATCAATACCTGATAACCTGAAAGATAAGATTCGCGCAATCTGGCCTTCTCTGGCTGCCTCTGCTGCAGAATACGATCGCATTGAGTCTTTCATCAATGATGAGCAATTATCTCCTGTGGTAATAACTCCGCAGGATAATTTCAACCCTGCAAAACTGACTAAACCGCAACCACAACATCCAGAACCGCAGGAAGAAGCGAAAATCGAACATAAACCAACTCCAATTGAAGGATTTTAATAAATGGCACGCGGCGTAAATAAAGTAATTATTGTCGGCACTCTCGGAAATGACCCTGAAGTTAAGTATTCTGCATCAGGATCTGCAATTGCCAATCTTTCCGTTGCAACATCTGAGCAGTGGAAAGACAGGCAAACAGGGGAAAAGAAAGAACAGACAGAGTGGCATCGCGTTGTCATCTTCGGGAAATTTGCTGAAGTTGCAGGAGAATATCTTCGTAAAGGCTCGCAGGTTTATATTGAAGGTCAGATTCGCACTCGAAAATGGACTGACAGCAACGGCGTAGATCGATATACAACGGAAATTGTCATTCCACAGATGGGCGGCGTCATGCAGATGCTTGGAGGTAAACGCGAAGATTCTGGTCAACAACAACGCCAGCAATCAGGCCAACAACCGCAACGACAACAACAACCACCAAAACAACAAAGCCCACAAGGAGGCAATGAGCCGCCGATGGACTTCGATGACGACATTCCGTTCTGATGATAATGATAACCCCGCCGAAGCGGGGTTTATTAATAGCAATCACCCAGCATCTATCAAAGCGCCCGCATCATTCATTACACCACGCACGTAATTAGCACCTGTCAATGAGTAGTTGTTGGTGTTATTTGCAAATGCGCCACCACGCATAACGCTAGACCCCGATGCAGCAGCATAACCATAGCCTGCACAATTAATAGCTAGACTATTGTTGATGAATGCCCGTGTAGCAGTAACATTATATCCCATGTTGCCCACGCCGCCGTCATATGCCAAACCACGGCGACCACCAGCATAGCAATCAGATAGCATAAAATTGCTACCGCCATTAAGTGCAAACCCAATACCGCCACATAATGAAGCGCTTAACTTATTGCCATACACGTACTGGCAGTTATCAAAACGGAACCCATCTACACCAACTGTATCCGCTTGGCAACTATCCATCCACACGGCTTTGCAATTACTGAAAGCAAAACCATATGATCCGGGCAATGCGGATGTGATCCCAGTGTTTACGTGACACCAGCGGAAATTGGACCCTTCGTTCCCGGTTATAGATATACCAATAAAATCCTTCTTGCCAGATGGCACGTAATTAACAGTAACCTTAGTTAGATCTAAGTATGCAAATGCTTTTGTTAATATAATACCCGCTGCCACGGTTCCCTGTAGTTTTATATCATTTAACGCTAAATCTACAATTAGGTTTGAACCACCATTATCTCTTAGGAAATTTGCAGTACCTCCTGATTGTAGGATATTTGAAATACGTATATTCTCGAGCGGAGTAACGAACGAGTTTAGGTAAATATGAGAACTGCCTGAACCCACCGCCTCATCCTGTATAAAAGATAAATCACTAAGTTCAAAGTTGCTGTGACGAACATCTATGGTAGCCCCAGTATGCGCTTTAATGAGTCGTGATTTACCTCTGCCAGCACCAATCAACTTTGTTGGGGATTCGACAGATACAGGCCCCAACAAATTATAGTCAGCACCTGAAAGCCTAACCGCGCCTACACCCGAAGCTGCCACTCGATTAAAGGCATTTTCCCAACTTGTTTCACTTGCAAGTATAAAATCATTAATATGCCAGATGTCATTAACCACATCATCCATAGTGCGTATGCGCCCTGCACGTGATGTGTGCCCTACATGTGCCCCACCATTGGCTCCCTGTATTTGAGCTATTGATGATGAGTTATTTGATAATATAACCTCATTTGCTGTAAATCTTGATTCAACTGACTTACCCGATGATGTTTTTACTAATGATGCACCATTCGGCGTATTTAATTCATTTCTTAATGACGCATCACCTACACTAACCCACGCACCTAATCCAATACCACCGGTTGATGCGGGAGTTGAGCCAGCAGGTATAGATTTAGGGAATGAACCATCCCATCGGTAGTATTCTCCGGTAGATTCATAGCGCAGCATCTGATTAGGTAACGTTAACGTCGCACCATCTTCGAAGCTGTCCATCGTGATGTAGCCATAGTTTCTGATAGCCTCTTCTGCGGTGTATTGGAAGCCAGCGATTGTAAAACGGCGAACACCGAAACGATCGGTATAGTAATGGTTGTCGCCACTTACAACCTCATCAATCTTACCGGCGTTAAACTTGAGGTCGCGCGGGTCTTCTGACGGAATTGGTTTATTGGTTGGTGTGGTAGCCATTATAATAAATGCTCCTTTGTGAATTTGATGTATATTGTATCATGATGACGGAATGGTATATTCGTACATATCATCGCTATACTCGCTCATGGTGAGAGTTGTTGTGCCATCACTTCCCGGGTTCTTCTGGCTGACAACCCATAACGTTGTGTCCAGTTCTTTCTCCGTGCTCAGCACATAGCGAGATTCAGATTGTACGTTTGTGCCGTCCCATATATTCAACTCGAAATCAGATGGTAGATTGCAGGTGAATGTGTGCAATCCGGTTACTGTGGATGGCAATCTGTCTGACACGCTGCCGTCAGAACTGGTAATCACAACATAAAGATTATCATTAGCGGTTAACTGCTCACTGGTTGTGAATACGTTTCCGTTGCGCGCTTCAATAGCGCCAGTCTGTTGCACATCATCATACATATCAACGACCTGAATCATGTCTCCAACGTTAACCCATTCTCCGTCTGCCAGCGCTTTAATCTCCATGCTGCGGCGTGAATAAATAAGGCGGCGACACTCAAGGATTGCCCGGTCAACAGCCTGATAGCGGTTGCGAATATAAAGCATGTCGAACTTCTTCGCTTTAGTTGGCTCGCCTTCGACGACTCCGCTGCTGGTGACGCGATAGTAAACGTTGGCTTGCTTGTTCGTTGTTGGGTCGCGGTATTCGACGTTAACGCCATCATAAGTGCCTGGAAGGCTAATGTCATAACTCAGCTTGTACCCGTCGCTCTGCGTATTTCTGGTGTTGAATACAGTTGCCGGGTATTCTCGCTTTTCATCACGAGAGAAACTCATCACGCCATCATCCCAGAATGCAGTGACACGAGCCGCGTCGCAAATTGTTTGCAGGCGTTCGCCAATACTTTTATCCTCATCGTCAAACGTGTAATCGAAATAACCAAGTCGCTCATCAGGCAGGCTGTCGGCAATTTCATACAGCTTCACTATGTCGATCGTGTTTTCTTGATTTCCAGCGGTAATAAGCCAGTTATGCAGAACAGCATCAGCAAAGCTACGGGATGGCGCGAGAGTGTAGCGGACCGTGCCAGTATCTCTGTTGTATCCGATGGTGTGGCGCGTGATTAATGCATTATATTTCCTGTCACGGCTTCCTGTTGCGTTCTCTGTGGCCCGCACAATCACTTTAACCACCGTATCATCTGGATACGAGACGTTGGTCCGCGTGACGATTGAGTGTATTTCCTCAAGCTGAAGGATTGACGTGTCGGAACTGTTGTTTGTCCGTCGCATCTGAATCGCGTAGCGACCAGTGCCAGCAGATGGGGTTAACTTGATCGTGTAGTAGAACGTGTCGTTTCTGTCCACGTCCTGATAATAATTCATTGACTGATATGTGCCGGGAATCTGAACGTTATCGTCGTCAATCTTCCACCATTCAATGAGCACGCTGAAATCATTGCCGTCATTGGTCTGGTGTTGGAGGTGCACCCATAACTGATCACCATCAATCGGTGAAAAGTACGGACCTGAAACAATCGGCTGGTTATCTGTCAGATTGAAATAGGTGTTATTAATCGTTACGCTATTCAGTGATGATATTGGCGCGCCTGAGTAGTTGATGTTGTTAATAATAAATGTGTACCAGTAGTTTACTGGTGGCAATCCGTCATCATCAGTCTCTGTTGCGGAGACAAGTCTTCCTGATAGTGTGACGTTTTCAGTTACAGATGCACCACCTCCCTGCGCGTATGTGATATTTAGCTTGAAAACCACGTCATGAGGCATGGTTAGGTCAACGAAGTAATCAAATGCTGAATTCTTCGGTATCTTGACAGCTATCTGACCTCCAGCAAATTCCGTTTCTGTCACTGTGGTTGTTGTTGCGGTCTCAATAACCACTGGTGGCGGGTCGGTATCCAGTTCGTTTGGCCCGTATAGTTCCTGACCGTCAACATCATCAAATGCGTAAGGCTCATACACAACCGGAATAACTTCTCCCGGCTGATAAATGGTGTAACTCGCGCCAGCTAGTGAACCAAGATTTGATTCCGAGTAACGCACAGAGGAAACATCATATTTGCCGAGGCCAAAATTCATGAACTCAGTGACGTATTTAATATTATTAATGTATTCGAACAGAGATTCCTGAAGCAAATCAGGAAACGCGCGAATCTGCCCGAAGTTATCAGGTCGCGCCTCTCCGTTGCGCGCAATATTGGTTTGCGCTTTCAGACTGGTATTTGGTGATGTTTTCGAGCTGGTATCAGTTTTTGGCGTTGATACTTTCGGTGTAAGAAAAGAGAAAATCTTCGTTACTGGTTTCAGTATCGCGCCGATAAGGTCGCCAATTGCGCCAGATGGCTGGCAATAAACGTTGACCACATCACCATCTCGCAGGCAGAAGGAAAGCTCATCATCTTCACCGAGTACTCTACCGTTTACCGCAATTGAAATGCTGGCAGGAAGATTTAATTTATTAAGCCACTTCCACAGGTTTGTACCCGCTGGCACAATCCCCGTTTCTTTCGGCGTGCCCGGCATCTTCTGAACATGAATTACTGGCATAGGTGAGAAACCTTAACTTTGTTGATATTTTTTCGAGTGTTCGCAGCCTGTCAAATCTGACTGCCGTTTTTTCTCGCGCATGAAGTATTCTATCACGCCCCCATATCATGGCGATGTGCACAGGAACGTTGCCGCGATATGCTACGACAACATCGCCTGTTGCTGGTGATTGCGTATCCTGCCAGAATGTCACTTCGCTATCGAAACAGGTAACAAAAGCGCCGCCATTATCGTAGTTGTCGTCGTGATGAATATTGATGCCACGGCACAGGCGGTAATAAAGCACCACCAGTCCCCAGCAGTCCACAGCGTCAACATGACAGCATCTGTCCTTGTACGGTTTACCAAACATTAACTGCGCAAATTCTTCATCAGACATTGCGCAGCCCGGGGAATTGAGCAATGTCATAAAGTTTTGCCACGTTTCCTTTGATTGGGTTTTTGATTGACAGGGTTACGGTAACGTCAGAACCGTCCATTGCCACATCGCTGACATACAGGCGATATGGCTTCAGTGGTGTATTCGTGTCAGTCTCTTCAAATCTCTGATACAGTGCGGTAATTGGCTCGATGCGACCGGAACCGGTCCACAATTTCAGGTATTGCTTGAAGTCATTAGCCAGACGTGCAAACTTGACGGTTGCGTTAATCGCAGGTGTGTTTGACTGCTGAGACTGCGTGATGTCCATTCGCACTGGCAGATAAGTTTCACCACCAAGCACCATTTCATCCAGTACGTTAGCCACAAGCCTTACATAACCAAATGACGAGTGGTAAAACGTTATCGTGTCGAATAACGCCCAGTTAGGGCGCTTTGCTTTGTAATCGCGTAATGATGGCATTATGGGTACTCCGGCAGGTCACGGTTAACGACTTCATCCAGCCAGCTATACCATCTGTAATCCAGCTCAACCAGAACGTCATCAAACTCATCCATCGTGTTATTGAGTTTTTTGGCAATAACATTGCCAGTCCACGTCACCACGCCGCCATCAATGCTGGTCTGCACCGGATAATCGGTAAAGTGCAGCGTCTGTTCCTGCAATCCGCTGCCGCCAAGGTCAATCATCATGGTGAACCAGTTGTTTGCTTTGTTCAGGTAGTTCGGGCTACGCAACCACTGGATAAATGCACGCTCCTCCGCCAGTGTAAAAACCCACGTCAGGCTCCATGTGGCCGCAATATCAGTTGTGAGCTTCTGGAAAATCGGCGCTCCGACCGCAGGCTGGTCACTGCGGAACGGAGTTTGTTGTGTCAGATTTTTACTGGCGCGCTGTGCGAGTGGCAGCCAGTCAGGGTATTTGATGATAGCCATTATTCTGTTGCCCTCCGGCTTGCTGAGTAGTTTCTTCCAATGCTTTGCCCGATAGGGCCGTTGTTTTCGATATCACTCACAATCGTCTCAATCGTCACGCTTCCGTCACCGTTATCTCTGGCGCTGCTGCTAACCTGCGCTGAGCTGTTATTTATCACGTTATTATAAACCACAACGCCACTACCACCTCCGGTAAGGTCTTTGTTGCTGATTACTGAGCCATCATTGCCTGGAATCATATACTGGCGACCGTTGGACGCCTGGAATATTTCAGGCAAGCCATTTTCGCCCACTTCGTACATACTTCCGGCGCTAACAGGACCGCCATTTTTTCGCTTGCCAGCGATACCCATTGCCAGCGCCCCGAGAACAGCGCCTACACCAATTGCAGCTGCACCACCGAATGAACCGATTGATGCGACGATTGCTGCAGGAGTCCATGCTGCCGTAGTGGTTGCTGCCGCCGCAGTGGATGCTGCTGTTGTGGTTGCCAGTCCTGCCGTTTGCGCTGCTGTTGTGGTTGCCGTAGCCGCAACCTGCGCAGTCTGTCCCATAACTGCAGATTTAACCCACTGAACTCCCATTTCGACGAAACTATTTACCAGAGAGTTAAGCACCGTAGAGCCGAGACTGCGCATGGCATCCTGAACGCTCATTGTGCCTGTCAGCAATCCGGTGATGCTATTTGATGCCGTGCTCATTGCAGAATCAAGTGCCGTACCGAACAGTTGCGCGCCGAGGCTTTGTTGCTGCCACTCAGCCCACATGGCGTCCATTCGCTGCTCACGGTATTGAGCTTCAATTGCTGCGCGAGTTTGTTCAATCTCCGTGATTTTCTGCGGATATGCTGCGGCGTATGCGTCAAGGTCAGCCATGCGCTGCTGGTATTCACTGTCAATGCCAGTCGTTGGTGACGCAACGGCACGCAATCCCTGATATGATTGTTCTATGCGCTGCTTTTCCTTCTCCGCAGCCGCCTGTTCCTTCAGTGCATTCTTCTGGTCCCAAATCTTGGCAGCGTACTCGCCAGCCAGTTTTATTTGCTCCTGAGTGGCGGCCTTGCCAAGCGATTGCTGCGCGTTGAGGATGGCTTGCTCGCGGGAGAGTTCGCTGATAGATGTGGCATTAAGCATGGTTTGCTGGCGTAATTTCTCCAGCTTTTCAGCCACTGACTCAGCTTGTCGCTCTTCGGCGCTTTTACCTTTTTTCTTTTTCTCTTTCTCTGCTGCTTTTGGCACTGTCAAGTGCGCCTGCGCCTTTGCCGCATCTCCTGTCGATTTGGTGACAGCATCCATATCAGCGACCAATGTGGCTGCCTGATTTGCTACCGCCGCTATGGCCTGATTCTGCGCAGCCCAACCATCAATGCCAACCCATGACCATGTTCTTGCTCTGCGACTGAACATCTCTGCTGTTGATGTCAAATCAGAAATAACCTCTGCCGCACCTATAGTCTGACCAGTTAGTCTGTTGATTGCTGAGGTAATAGAGTCAATAACTGAAACAAAGGTAGAACTGGCTCCTGTTGCGTCGTTTATGCTTGCTATCATTTTTGCAAATGATGTTTCAAGACTGCCAGTCGCCTGAGATATAGAGCGCGGTAGCTTTGCGAATTCAGCATTAACGATGCTTGTCCTGTCCTGAATGGCATTTAGCGCATCTTCTGCCGTCAGTTTGCCGTCAAGCATTCTGGCGCGAAGTTCACCCATTGAAATGCCAAGCCCAGCCGCAATCTGGCGTGCAAGTTCAGGCATCTGTTCAAGGATGGAGTTAAATTCTTCGGCGCGGATTGTGCCAGATGCGATTGACTGACCAAACTGGCGCAGGGCGTTAGCCATTTCTTCGGTTGATGACCCGCCGATTCGACCTATTTTTTGCAGAGTGTCAGTAAGGTTCAGAACTTGCGCATTTGTCGCGCCAGCCTCTTTCAGTGATGACGTTAATGTTTCCCACAACTTTGTGGTATCGCTAAGGCTTGCGCCAGTGGTGGAGGCGATATTTGTTAATGAATTGAATGTTTCCTTCGCAGTCTCTGCATCACCAGTTAATCTTTTTATCCTTGCCTGCAATTGCGTCATGTTATCGGCTATATCAAGGAATGCCTTGCCCCATCCGATAATCAGTGATACTGATATTGCGCCAGCAAGAGCCGTCATCTGCGTTTTTAAACCAGAAACAGAGCCAGACAGCCCGCCAAATGTTTTGCCAGTTTTCTTTGCTGCGTTATCAACGCCATTAAGTGTATCGGTTGCTGACGTTCCTGATTTAACGAATCGTCCAAATTCATCTCGCGCGCGTTGCGTGCCTTTTTTTAGCCCCTCAACATCCATCCCGACTTCATAGACAATTCCGCCGACTTCTTCAGTCATTATGTATTCCTCGCTTTTTTCGCTTTGCGTTCAGCCAGTGCCTTCATGCGCTCACGGTCTGCTTTAGCCTGATCGTACTCTGCCGCGCGCTCTTCTTTCGTTAACCCTTTCGGCTCTGGATATTTATTCTTAATCATCATCTGAAACTCTGTCATGGACAGGTTTTCAGCCTCATCGCGCGTCATGTCGAAATGCGTGCGTGCTGAGATAATGTATTGCGACGCATGAAACTCGTTTGTGGTTTTCTTCCCCTGCTCTTCCAGTCGCTCAGGCACCTTGAGTGGTGACTTGCCGATGATGCCGTGCTCCATCAGGTTCCGCGCAATAATAATAATGTCGTTCACTGGCATGATACCGGGAACGTATCGCACGCCACGCGGCGTTGGCTTCCACCCACCAATCAGCACTGAAATATCATCTTCGCAGCATGATTGCATAACGATATAGGCCGCACTCAGCACATGGCGACCATACGCTGGCTTGCTGATAGTCTTCATGACCTGCATCTGCGCGCCAAATGGCAGGTATTCGACGTGCTGCAACGGTGCAACATAATCAATGCCATTGAGCTTAGCGTATACCTCAACGATTTCTTTTGGTGTGCCGATTTCATTCATTGCGCGGAATGATGGCTTAAAGAAAAAACTCCTGTCAGAAAGCGAGATGCGCATCTCCCCGATTTCTGTTAGTGGCGTGCGATTGCTCATGTTTTGCATCCTGAATTTGACTGATGTTGATTATATCATCTCAGTGATGTTGACACCTGCGAGGTAGTGATGTAGATTCAAGTCATCTAAACGAGATATGAATGAGGTGAGTTATGGATGTTGTTATTTTGTTGTTTTTCGCCGGGTTGGTGATATTTGCTTATCTTCTACCGTCATTTGTGGCATTGCAACGCAAGCACGTAAACACGACTGCAATCTGCGTACTGAATATTCTTGTTGGATGGAGTTTTATTGGCTGGGTTGCCGCACTGGTTTGGGCATTAGTTAAGAGCGACGATGAGAAATGAACGAACAAACAAAAGCTGACCTGATTTTCTACACTGAACTGTTTGTTGATGCTGGTTACGACTACGAAGAAGCGGAGCGCATGGCAAAAGATTTGCTTCGTGTGATTGGTGTGATTTTTGATGAGGATAAGGTGATATGAGCCAGTGGATTAAGTGCAGTGAGCGGCTGCCGAATGAAACCCAAATGTTATTGGTATTTAGTCAATGTGAAATCGTAGCCGCATATTGGAACTGGGTTGTAAATCCAATTGATTACAAAAAATATAGAGCTTTCACGTATTTATCAGGAAATATCTTGGATGACGTAACACACTGGATGCCACTACCAGAGCCGCCACAAGAATAAAACAAAGCCCCTTTCGGGGCTTTTTCTTTATCAGGATACAGTGCAAGCCGTGCTGATGATGATCTCAGGGTCAGTAGATGAATCAGTCACCGTGACGGTATACACGCCAGCGGTAGGACTTGCCAGTGATGCGCCTGATTCACCACCAACAACTACGCCATCTTTGCGCCACACGTAGGTGTAAGGAGAAACGCCACCTTCAACAGCAACAGTTAACGGGCTGCCAGCCGTGCCAGTTGATTGCAGGTCGGTAGTGAACGCCAGAGGCTCAAGGCTTTCTACGGTAACGCTGTCAGAATCGTAAACCTTAAACTCAAGGCTACCAGTAACGATGTCGTTCGTGCCACCTTCGTAGCTGATGCTAGTGATGTTGCAGTACGCAGTAACAATAGTTGCACCAGTTACCTCACGCACCCATAAGGAAGGCTGGCGACGCGCTTTCAGTTCAGTGGCGTAAATCTCAACCAGACGATGGAAGCCAAACTCATCGCTCGGGTCATTCTTGCGGATTTCCACCTCTGCGCTGATGGTCATATCAGAACTGGTAACGAGAGTGGAAACAAAACCGCCAGTAGTATCAGCTTCCGATGTGGTGGTCTGTGGCGAGTAGTCAACGCCTTTACTGGTTGTTGAGCCTAAATATTTCCAGTCGCCCGCCTCTGGAACTGCGTCACCGCATCCTTCAGCAAGGAACAGTCGGGTCATGCGACCGACCAGAACGCCTTTATCATTTGCACAAATAGCCATTTCGATCTCCGAATTGTGTTAGCTGCTAACGTGGTGATTATATCACAGGTGTTGACAGTGATTATTTTGTGGTGTAGATTGTATTTCAGATGGTTTTCGTGAGCGACTTTGCGGACTTTTTAGAAACTTACCACAAAGATAAATGCAAACGATGATGTTGTTCTGATGGCGGCGTAATATCCTGTAAGTCAGCAAGGTCTTCCGATTCCTTGTAAACAAATTCGGCGCACTGCGTCCCTGAGGTGTGATTAATAAGTCAGGGAACATAACAGATAAGAGCATTTCTGGAGTTGTTTTTGCGAAATCAACTCATGATTTATTCCCCGGAATGCTCTTATCGTTGTGGTAATGCGGCTATGCGCACGCGGCAAGGTAAAGAAACACTACATTTGAATGTTGTCAGCTGGATTTACCGACCAGCAATCTGGAGGCACCAGAGCCACAACACTTAACATCCAGCATTATCGCAATCATATATAGGGGTATGTATGGGTTACGGGGCTGGATGTTAAGAAAGCACGCTGGCAATGCTTAAACCAGCACTTATGGACGCGTAGCTTAATTGGTTAAAGCAACCGACTCATAATCGGCTGATTGAAGGTTCAAATCCGTCCGTGTCCACCAAATTAAAAGCCGCTTCATGCGGCTTTATTTATTTCACAACCCGCAAAAGCAACTCATGCACTGGTCTTTTTTCTTCCGTCAGCATCGGCCTACCGAGTGGCGCTTGCAACTGAATGTAGTTGACGCATGAATCAATCGGATGTGTCTTGATGTATTCGATAATCTCATTGGCCTTCGCATCAACATCAGCCACGTTATACTGCCCATGTTTGCCAACAACATACAGAGAGAAGTAGAAGTCACCGCCGAGGCCATCCATCACCTGCGTGCCTCCATTGGTTTGCAGGACAATAAATTGCTCATTGCCGTCTCCGGTATCATTCCAGAACTGCAACTGAGGAGTCCATCCATCATATAATCCGGCATCCTGAAGATATGCATCAACCAGTTCAAGCATATTCATTAGAGTGTCATCTCCTTCTTAATCACGCTATCAACAAGGTCTTTTGTGCGTTGCGCTGCTTTGGTCAGGAATTGTGGTTCACCACCCGGCGACCAATACGTGCTATTGCCGTTACTGCGCGGTTTTCCTGTAAGTTTACCGCTGGCATTGTGGACGTAAAGGGCATATTTCGCAGAGTAGCCAACCCTACCAGTGATTCGCGTTCCGTTAACTTCCACGGTATCGAACTGGCTGTTAATCAGCGTCGATGTATCAATCGGCGTTAACGTGGCTGATTCGGTGCGGATGATGTATGTTGCTGACTTCAGAGCACGAACAGCTTTCGTGGCGATTATCTCATCCACAATCTGCGATGTTCTTTCTACGGCCTGCCGGACGCCTCTTAATTTCGCTGGCATTATGTCACCAGTGCAAAGTCAGGTGGCTCTGCTCTGTTGAAAGTTGAGCCGTAGTTAATCACATTCAGAATCTGGTTTGCGCCAGCCGCCAGCGGGTCAGCTTCTGTTGTCGCGCCAATCATGATGTAATCACCTACCTTAGCGCCAGTGTATTCTGTCCAGAATGTATTCTTCTGCACAATCTCATTGCCTTTCGCGTCAGTCGATACATCATCGTTAAAGCCATAATCGCACATGATGCTCACTGGCGCATCAAAAGTCGGCTTACCGTACTTGTCAGTGCCGCTTTTGTGCCAGATTGTGCATGGTTGCGTGTAGGAAAACCGAGCCAGTGAAGTCATTTGCACTTACTCCCACGCACAACAGCAAACCACGGCTTACCGCTTCCGTCAGGGTCTTCCACCAGATCGCCAGTGCATCCTGCTGTGTCCAGTAGTTTCATCTGATTGTACAGTGCCACCCACGGCTTGCTGCCATACGCGAATGATTGTGATGCGCCAGATGGTGCACTCTGGCTGGTGACGTAGCGCCCGGCGGTATTTGCGCTAATCAGGATTGAAGCCCACAGCATGATCGCATTTTGTCGGCATTCATCATTTGGGTAGTTCAGCTCAAGGCATTCACTGATTGACGCCACAAGGCACAGAATGCCAGACGCATCTGTTGTGGTGATAGTCATCCCGCGCGACGCCATCTGACTGACCAGTTCTTCAGGTGTTGGTGCTGTCATTTCTCTTTGACTCCCGTACTTTCCACCACATCTCAAACAGGTTCTTTATTACCAGTGACAGTGCGCCGAGGATTGACGCTACTGCCGCCCATTCAGTTAATGATTGTGGAATCATGGCTTCAAAATAAGACTGCGCGACAGGAGTTTGCTCTGCAACTTTCAGGCCAATTCCAGTGCCAATAGAAGCATACCCGGCCTTATCAATCACCTGTCCCGTCGCCCCGCTTATAACTTGCTCTGCGGCCTGCCTTAGTGTTTCGTTCATTGCGAGTCTCGCTGATGATATGTTTCCAGCACTTATAGATTTGAATCAGCGAAAAAACAATGGCGACCACGCCAAGAATAATGTCCAATTTCGCCGCCCCATTTAAAAGTGATGGAAAGGATGAACAGATGGATGCCGATAATAATAAATGCGTACTGCGCATGAAGCGGCGTTTCTACAGGCGTGATAAATTCCCATACGAATGACTCTATCGCCACCAGCCATTCGTAAAGGCTCATCGTCAGCACGCAGAGCGCCATCTTTGTACTTTTGCGCAGCGCAATAGCCGGAAACAACCAGACCATAGACTGCGCAAGGTAATACAGATATTCGGCGGGAAATGAATCAACAAGCACCCATCCAAGATACACAGACATCACCATCGCCGGAATGAACACCAGAAACGCAACCATGCCAGTGCAGGCAAAACCAAGCACATACATGATCATGATGGCAACGTCTGCGACGAACATTATTTCTTACCGCGCGATGGTGAACGGGTAGAGCCGTTTGGCTTCACTGCGCCAGTTTTTCCGCCAGCTTTGGTATTGCCAGTAGCGCGCGAACGAGAAGGCGAGTTGGTTGAACCCATGTTTAAATCTCCTGTTGTTTGATTAGCATGATTTTAGCATATTCCTGTTGACGTAGATTAGTGCGGCGTTTATAGTTAGTGACGTAGAAACAACAATAAATGTTAGAGGTGATGGAAATGTTTGATATCGATAATCCAAGCGATGATAAAGCCAAGCTGATTGACGCGGTCGCTTGCAGTTTTGCATCTTGCCAGACTGAAGGTGAATATCAGGTTGTGAAAATGTGCATTGTTGAGTTCTTCTTGGCAATTAACATTCCTGATGATGAGGCGGTGGATATTCTGCTGAACGCCGCTGGAAATTGCGCTGAGGCGGACGAATGCATTGATGAATTGGTAGAAGAGTTTGGCGGCATTTTTCAGGGTGATGAGGAGTAAATTATGAGCAGTAACGCAAAACATTATGATTATTACATGGTTGAAGGTGCTGATGTTAAGAAAGTTATTGACGCATATGATGACATCCAAAAGCGCCGCAATGAAATTCTCGGCGATGCCATGAAAAAGGTTGGCGCTATCGCTTTCACCACGACACGTAGCTGGGGAGCAGTCGGTGGTGGCTTACTTGAGAGCTTTGTGTGGAGTAAGCAGTTTGAATTTCCGTGCCTTGTGACAATAAAGCGCGAAGACTTCTGGGAAGGTCAGCGCGTGGTTATTGCTCGTGGGAAAGGAAACACAAAGGATGGTCGTGAATACAACAAAAAGCTGGACGCAGTGATGCGCGAGGCAAACGAGAAATTAAAGTTATTGCCAGAATGGAAAGACTATATTGTTAATCATTATGGCATCGCACGCACCGGAATCGGAGAGCAATCTGGTCGCGGATTTGGTTTTGCAATGCTGTCTACTTATGGCGGCAAACATCCGCAAAAGGATGATTGCCTGATTTTTGCAGTGCCAAATACAAAAGATGAAGGTCATGGACAGGTAACGATACCTGATAACTTTAAACAGATAACCTATGGTCAGTTTTACGATATTGCTAATTCTGGTGATGAGGAATAATCATGGCAAACATGTCCTACTGTAGATTCCGTAATACAGAGCAAGACTTCAACGATTGTGTTGATGCAATTGGCAACATTGAGTCTATTGATGACTTAAGCAATGCAGAGCGCAAGTCTGCTGAGCACCTGTACCATCTGGCTAATGAGTACGTCGCATATTACGAGCAATTGTTAGAAGAAAATGGTGAATGATATGAAAACACTAAGCAAAATCTATTCAGACAAAGAAACGCGCAACGGCATCGCTGTTAACAAAACGTATCTCGTGCCAGTGGAGCAAATCTATCTGGAGCCGGGATACAATATCCGCGAAGCAGATGAGCAGCATGTTGAGTATTTCGCGCAGTGCTGGGAATCAGGTCAGCCATTGCCAGCATTAACAGTTATTCCCGACGAGAAGGGAATACGCATTCTTGATGGTCAGCATCGCTATCTCGGCGCGTTGCGTGCCATTGAGCGTGGCGCACCAATAGTTCGCATTGAGTGTAAGGATTTCACAGGAGACGAGGCGGATAAAATTGCCTTCATGGTGTCATCCAGTCAGGGTAAGCAGCTTGACCCGTTTGAGCGCGCAAAGGCTTATACGCGACTGAAAGGCTTTGGCTGGACGAATGAAGAAATCGCCAAGAAGGTAGGTCGCTCAGTATCAGACGTGCAAATGCACCTGTCACTGGGTGATGTCCCAGCTGAAGTGAAAGCGCGAATTAATGCGGGACAAATCAGCTATGCAAATGCCGTAGCGGTAACGCGCGAGCATGGCGATGATGCGGTTAAAGTTATCGACGAGGCTGTTGAAGAAGCTAAAGCACAAGGAAAGGACAAGGTCACAGCCAAAGTGCTGAAGTCGAAAAAGATTAAGCCAGTAGACCGCCTGATTGAGTTATTAAAGCCAGCAGACCATGTAATTTTCCCTGCTGGTCATGTGGTGGCAGAGGATGAGGAATTCATCCAGATTCCTGTTGCTGACATTCACGAGGTTATGGCAATTCTGGAGAAGATGTGATGAGTAAGTATGAAGAGTTGGACTTGAAGATATTGCACATGCTTTCTGTTAAACCAACTCCTGTTTTTGATATATGGCTTAAGTTTCGTGATGATGTTAGAGACATTACGGTTATTGATCGGAGGATGCAGGCACTGAAAAAGAAAGGTCTTGTTTACAATGTTCGCGGATGTGGCTGGGTTAAGCTATGACACCATCATTGTTATCTCTGCTGCGTAGTGGAAGGTACAGCATTCGCGATATGTCAAAAATACTTGGCATTTCAAAGTATAAAGTGTCTTGGTTTATATCTGAGCTTGAGCGCAGAAAGTGGATTGAAGTAACGAGATGCGCAATTTATTTCTATGATGGTACCCGCTCCAACAAGCAAAATGAATACAAGGTAAATGTGTGATGAACGCTGAACAATTCATCGAAAAACAACTCCGCGCCAAGATACCTGATATTGACCAGATGGCAATTAATGTGGCGATTCAGTATTACAAGCGCAATCAGAGCGCAAAGAAGGGTGGCATCTTTGAAGAATGCCTGAAGGTTGCAAAGCAACACATGATTAAGGTGAAGTGATGAAACTGGTTATCGACGTAAAACAAGGGAAAGCACCAACCAATGAATGGGGTGAGATAATTGGCGATGTAATTTTAATTTGTAACGATGGCACTTTGGCTGCTATTGGTGAGCAAAACAGACAATCAGGCCACTGTAATTGTTGCGGAGGTGATTTCCCTGAGCATTACGCATACGTAGTTATTCCTGATAAATTATCCTGTATTGAGGTGATTGAATGAAACTAAAAATAAGCAAACTATTACTTGAATCAGCATTAATATTTCAGGCGCGCAATGATGTGCGTTATTACCTGAACGGTATCTGCTTTATGACTGATGATCGCATTGCCTCAACTGACGGTCATCGCGCCTTTATTGGTGGCAACCATGACAATGCGCTGACAGAAAATGTGATCATCAAGATTGGCAAATCTCCAACAAAACGCTATGAGTACGCCATCATTGATACAAATTCTAAAATTGCAACGTATCATGATGAAGCTGGCGTGATGGTTGGTGCTGGTATCTGCGAAAAGATTAATGGTCGATTCCCTGATACTGACCGCGTGATACCAAAGGAAACTAAAGCAGCAGAGGAAATTGGCTTCAATGCTGGCTATCTTGTGGATGTCGAGAAAGCTGCGAAGCTATTTAATCCTAAATTCTGTGGTGTTAAATTTGAGCTGAATGGAAATACAAATGCCGCAGTTTGCTGTCTTAGTGCGCCATCTGGTGAGACTGCGAAGATTGTTGTTATGCCGATGCGTCTGTAGCAATAAAAGCCCCTTGACGGGGCTTTCCTTTTATCACGCCAGATAAGTATCATCCTCAAACCACGAGACATACGCATTGATATTCTGCACCGCAGTATCCAGCGAGGTTATGCGAAGCAAATACGTCGTATTTGGTGCCATGATAATCTGCTCGCCGAGTTTCGCCTGCGAGTTACCCTGACCCTGATTAGATACATTCCCTTCGCTATACGTTGCTGCAACCGTCAGCTGTCCAATGTTTGTCACGGTAGCGCCAGTAAGTAACTGCGCCGTAGCTGCCTGAGGCGTTATGTCGTTGGGATTATTAATCTCCGCAGCAGTTCCGCCAGTGGCAACTGCGCCGCGATAGATTGATGCAACAACACCCTTACCGGTGTAGCCGATGATGCGTTGATTAAAAACGACCTGTTTTGAGCCGGTAATAAAAATGCTGTCAAGGTTAGCTCCGCCAGCAACGTCAGTCACGCGACGCGATGCGGTGAATAACTTCCCTTGCTTGTTAGCAAACTCTGCATAGGACTGCGCGACAACCTGACTTGATGGTACTGATGTGGCAGATCGCCATACCAGGACTTTCAGGGATGCAATGCCAGCTGGTATTTGTGACTTAATCACCTTCAGGCGCAGCGCTACGCCATAATAATTATTATTGTTGACGTCAATCCAGTAGTCACCAGATTCAAATGGCGACACTTTCACGGACACGGTTCCGCTAACCAGTGGCGTGTATGCACCAGATGAATCAAGTGGCATCACGTTAACCTGTAGCGCAGTCCAGTCAGCGGACATCAGCTCGTCAAGCATCACCTCGCCATCTTCGCGTGTGGTGAATATGTCGTATCTTACAGCCATGATAACCCCCAATAAAAAACCCGCATTATGCGGGTTCAGTTTACTCTGCTTTCTTTTTCTTTGTCGTCTTTTCTTGTGGGGTTGCGACTTCGAAAGACTTTTCCAGTTCTGGCATGATGCGCAGCTTTGGTAGCAGATGCTCGTCTGGTTCAGCAATCACCTCGCCAAGCTGCAATTCACGAATCTTGCCTTTCTCCTTAACAAAGATTCCGCGTGCGATGACTTCGTATTTAGCCATTATAAATACCTCTATTTTGATCTTGATTAATTATAACACATCAAATATGGCTGTGCTAAGATGGCAAAACCAAACCAGCAAGGATTACATCATGACTACAAGAAAAGAACTAGCCATTAAAGCCAGAGAGCAAGGATTAAAGCAGTTTGTCTGCACCGAACTCCCATGCGCAAAGTGTGGGTGCGTTACCTTTTTTACTGCCGGCGGAGGAAGATGCAAGGATTGCTTGTATGAATTCACCAGAGCTAAGCGCGCAACAAGCGACGGTCAGAATAGGGAGCGCATTAGCAGAAAAAAATCATATGATAAATATTACTCCATTCCTGAAAACAGGAAAAAGAAATCAGAAAAAGATAAGGCCTACATAAGGCGCGTAAAGTCCGACCCCTCAAGGCGTGAGGTGTTCCTGGAGAAGAAAAGGAAGATTTATCGTAAATGGTATTACTCAAAAAATGGTAATGCAAAGGCTTTGCAAAACGTAAAACAATGGGCGATAGACAATCCACACCATAGATTGCTGAGGAAAACGCTGGAAAGGATGGACATCAAGATCGGCGCCATTCTTTCTGATTCAAGTGTTGATGAAGTGCTTGGTTACTCAAAGAGTGAATTTATTAACCATATAGAATCAACAATGGAGCCATGGATGAGCTTTGATGATAGAAGCTCATGGCATATTGACCACATTCTTCCTGTGAACTGGTTTGTCAAGAATGGACTTGTATATCCAGAGCTAGTTAACTGCTTGCACAATCTTAAAGCTGAACCTGCAGAGTACAACTTCAAAAAGAATAGCCGATGGCTAAGGGATGATATTACAGAATGGGAGTGGTGCTATATACTTCAGTGGATGGTTTATGGCGAGATAAGGTATAAAGAAGGGGGCTAACGCCCCCTTTATCAATTACAACGCTGTTTGTGTTCCATACCCGTTGAAAACCTTTGATTTTCCTGAATAATCGCGCCGAATTTGCAAACCGAAAGCTGACCACACGAGGAAGTTAAAGTTATCGTGCGGATTGTCACGGGCAGCCGCATAGGTGGAAACAGGTTGAGCAACACGCGGACGGATGTACATGTCGTTGCGAACATAGCCAACGAAATGGTTGCCAGTCAGCAGGAAGTTGGTGCCAATCTTGCCGATGCGACCATTGCCAAACTGCGTGATGTACTGTTCAACAGTGCCACCTTTGAAACCTGCTGCATCAGAATACGGACGCATGAAGCTACGACGCACTGCCGGGGAAACCCACAGAGTCACCTGCTCAAATACGTTCTGCGCATCCAGAATAGCCTGGAAATCCTGATTGAAGAAGGTCACGATTTCATCTGGCGTTGCGGTTTGCAGGTCGATATTCAGGCCACCGGAAGCATTCAGGTTAACCTGAATGGTGTTCGGGTGGTTGGTGATACCGTAACCAGTGTAAACGCCGTTCACGTTCAGAGTCTGGTCGCCAGTCAGCAGGTATTGAGCCATATCGGAACGCAGATTAAAGGTGACGTTAGCCTGATCATCCAGCAGCGGGTCAAAACCTTCAGACTGCATACCCAGCAGTTCACGCCATTCTCGGCTGTAGCCAGTCTTGAAGATTGGAATCACATCGCCAGTGTAATCGTAGCGAGTTTTATCCAAATCTTCCGGCTCCTGACCAGACAGAGTGCGGACGACCTTACCAGCATCGGAAGCAATGCGGCTGATTGCTACAGTCTTGCCGATATTGATATTTGCCGCGATGCCCATCAGGTCAGCCATCATGTCCTGACCAGCTTCGTTGCGGAAAACGCGAGTGGTAACGTTATCCACGTCGCGCCAGTAATCTTTCGTTACCAGTGCAGTAGCGTTCACACCGTAAGTTTTCGCCAGTTCAGCTTCTGCATTGCAGAACACCTTGCGGTCGATGGTCAGATGTTTCCACTGGTCAGCCACTACTGCGGAGTTGGCTACCAAATCTTTGGTAAAAATAATCTTTTCCATTATTAAGCTCCAGCAGGCATGGAAGCATTGCCAGCGCGACGAACTGCAACCAGCTCAGCGCCATCAGAGGCAACGGTGTATGTTTCATAGGAGTAGAACAGGATATTTTCACCGTCTACTGCAATTTTCAGAGCGCCAGCGCCATTACTGGACAGCGGGGTGCCTTTCTTCAGCGCGGAGCCTTGCGCAACCAGTGCGTGATAGGTCACGCCAAATTCGCACTGCACAGCCATGCCAGTAGCATTAGCCGGAACAGCTTCAGATACATCACCGCCGCCGATGTAGTTGTGCTGGAGAACGTAAGGGAAACCCTGACCGCCAGCAGTAGCGTGAGCGATGATTTTGTCATCAGTGTTGAAATCAACCAGTGCGCCCGGCTGCAATGCGGCATTCATGATGCCTTCGCGAATCTGCGGGTCGTTCTTGCGAGCTGGGCCACCAATGATGGTGCCATAACGGATAGTAGCCATTATTCAGGTGCCTCCATATCAAAATCGTCATCGGCGTGGTTCGGCTGGAAGCCACCTTTCAGCGCAGCAGGCTTGCTGGTCAGCGCATAGGTTTCACGCAGTGCTTCGCCTTTCAGTGCATTCACAGCAGATTCAGGCAGTTTTAGTTCAGCGATGATAGCAGCACGCATCGCGGTTTCTTCCTGCTTGGTATTCGCCTGCAATTGCTCTTTCAGCTTGGCGTTTTCAGCCTTGATATCGTTCAGTTGACCGTTAACAGCAGTTAACTGCTCCTGAACCGGCTTGAGGGCTTCAGCGAATGCCGCCTGTAATTCCTCGTTAGTCATTGAGATTTCCCCTTCAGTTGATTTTACCGGCTCAAGTTCAGTCTTATAAACAGCCTTGACCCGCTCACCGACCAATTTTACCACATCATCTTCAACGATGTAGAACTGCTGGAAGATCTGGCCTTTGATTTCAAATCCGACGCGGTCGTTATACACAGCCACGATATAAGGCCATACATCTTCACCGACTTCAGCTTTCAGAATCTGGCGAATCTGCTCGCTGATGTTCTCAAACGACAGGTCTGATTTGTTGGTGATGTAGTTAATGGCTTTATGTAGCCACGATTTATAATTAATCTTATTGGCGCTTTCGTCCGGCACAGTCGAGTCCTCAAGGTTTACGGTGATGCGTTCGATTTGCTCTCCATTGGTGGCAAAGATGCCTACGCCATCTTCTGGCGTTCCGGCTCCCGGCACCCCCGGTGGCAGGATGGCGAGATGGTCCCACTCCATGTTGCGTGCAATCCATGTGTATTTTTTGCCTTTGCTTGTTCCTTCCGCAGCTTCGCGGTTGAGCAATAGCCCAGTGGATACATGGATTGGCTCTGCATCCTCAGCAGAGTTCTTTAACGCCTCAATACGCCCAATCAACTCCTGACCGTGCTCAGTTCTCTCGGCAACGGCAATATTGATGTACAGGTCCACCAATGCCTTGCTGCCGTCATGAGATGAGTTTTCAATCCATGCCCCAACGCTGAACTGGTTGGCGGCGCGGGTCATGCTTGCGGAGACGTATTTTCCGTCTATCATCGGGTGATTGTATGGGGCTGGCTTACCATCAAGTCCGTGATAGCTCTTGCGGATTTCCTCGCCCGGATACAGGCCGTCATTCATTACAACATCATCAACCACTGGCACGACGTTTTTGATCACGTAGTGCGGGTGTCCATCAATGATTTTCTCACTGATATTGCTGGCGGAGTTGATGGTATAGCGGATGTTCACCTGCAATTTATTATTCATGTGCTTGAACGCTTCCACTTCTGCGAGTCGTTTTTTGGCTAACTCTTTTGTGTCGTATTCGCCAAATTGCTGTGAGCCGTCTTTCGACTTGACCACCCACTTATCGCCAATCTTGACAATCATGGTTAACTCTCCACGGTTAGTTTGTGGTCGAATTATAACACAGGGAGATATAGCACCATGAGGCGGTAGCCAGTGCAAATAATGGCGACTCAGTGAGTGCGTATAGCGTGAGAAAGTAAGTGATAGGGATTATGTTCATGGGCTACCTCCTGATTAAATGATAGCAGCCCATGATGAACAAAAGATATACGGCGTTAGTCTGAAATCACATTATCCATGAATGCGAGCGCAGCACCTGAAAGACAGAACAGAGCGCCATAGCAAATCATCTGGTACAGAGTATCAGCCTCAAATACTCTCGCGAATGCGTAGGCGGATAATATCCAAAGTAATGGAATCATTTTCGCTCCGGGATAATAATTGTAGTATCGAATGGTGGAATGCACCCAAGGTGGATGTATTCTCCAAATGTATCGAATAGCTCCCACAGCGGAAATGACGAATATCCATCGCCATCTTTTACTGGCTCGACAAAATCACCAATACTAGGAACTCTCAAACGAAGTTCATCGTGTCGCTTGCGCAGAATGTCGATGCCGTTATCGTTGAGCTTAATCTTCACGGACTCATTTATATTAAATTTCATCACACCAACCCCGCATTACGTTTAGCCTTATGTACCAGTTCCATGAAGCGACCAACTGGCATTGTTTTTCGCACCTCGGCAAGAATCGCCCCGTGCAACATGCGATCCTCGCCGTAATACAGCTTATCAAGACGAGTTTTGATGAGTGCTCGAGTGCGCTTCATGTGGTCGCGTGCCTTAAGTGCTTTCTCGTGCCAGATGCGATCGTTCTTCTTATCTGCATATTGCAGTTGACGCTCAACAGTTTCGATTTCAAATGCCAGTTGCACGTCATAATCTTCAAGCTGAATGATGTCTGCTTTCATAATGTCGTTTAATGGGATAATCATTTTTTCACCTTTAAGCCTGCTTGTTCGATTGCCTCAATAACTTCATGGTGTGCTTGTGCTGGTATATCAATACAGAAATCACCTGGAGAGCACGGCTCTGGCAATTCAATCTCAATTTCTGCACGCGATGCTTGCCATGCTTTCCATGCCCATGCAGTTGGCGAATACACATAATCACAGTCACCATAAACAAGGCTCATTCCGTTCTCTTTGGCCCACTCTTCAAACTGCTCTCTGCTCGTCATCTTCACTTCCTTCACTATCCAGCCCACCTTTCTACGGTTATTGGCAATAAACTCATCTGATGTTACAAACAGAGTCCTGCCTGATTTATGCTTAATAGCCCATCTCATTTAGTACATCCTCAGCAAGTTTGCGGAACATAATTTGCACCCTTGCCACCTTGCGCCACTCAGCTTCGGTAAGAATCACATCCTCATGCTGCGGCATTCCAGACATTTCGCATGGCGGTAATGGCTCATACTCTTGCTTCTTGCGTTTGGTTTTCCCCATGCTTACCTCTTGCGCCGCGAAGGAGTGAATTAAACAGGTTGCTGACGTTAACCTCCTGCTCACGCCATGAGTAACGCCATAGCCTCTTGTGGTGGTCATAGCTTCGCGTCACATCACCGTTATGAAACATGATGCGAATTCGGCTTTTCACGATTCGGTAATCAATACCAGTGGATGAGCTGATTTCTTTCACTTCCGCACCTTCGTTATCAAGCAAATGGCACTTAATCGCATCATCAATACCTGCCGCATCATCAGAGATAAAATACTTGTACTGCCATTTGCCACCACGAATCACTGACTTCTCACGCCGAATGAATCCAAGTGCCAGCATCTCATGTAGGCGATGTGTTGTGGTGCTTGAATGCTTACCGCCGCAATGCTTCTCAATGTATGCGCGCGTTGCTCCGGGATGCATCATAATCACGCGCATGATTTGCGATTTATAATCCATAATCACGCTCCTCTGCTGCCTGATTAAAGTCGTCTGCGGTGTAGAGGTGTCCGCCCCTTGTATTCCATTGGGTAGCTGCAGCCAACTTAGTTACGTGAACATCACTTGAGCAGCCACACTCACACATGGCGAAATGCATACCATCATCGTTATATAACTTAACTTCGTTTCCGCCGCAGAATGGGCACTCCAGCAACCCTTCCTCATTCATCATCGGCATATGTGGTGCGCTCATTTTGTCATATCCTTAAGTATCTTTTTCATATTTAAATCACAGAGCCTCAACAAAACTCTATCGCGTCTATAACTGTTTCGTTTGTTGTTCTGTGAGATCCGCTTGATAAAGTCGCGAGTAGCATAACTTTCCCGCTGATTTCTGTGTTTCTTGCTTCTGGCATTTAACTCACGAATGTCAGCTAAAACCAATTCGTGTATCGTACTGAGCTTTCTCATTTCAACCATTCTCCAATGTTGTTAAATTTAGGCGCATCGCCAGACCAGTCAATAACGTCTTTCTGCTGGCTGCGCTTGCGTTGCAGTCGGTTGCGCACCTCTCGCAGTTCACATTCCAGCCATTCGCGAGTGCGTTCAACTTCGTTCAGTCGCTGGATTAACGATTTTTCGTACAGCTCGTCATGCGCCATTTATAATTTCTCCCGTAGAATTTAATAACAACGTGCTCAACGCACAGATAACCTTCATCTTCAAACGTTACTGGTTGAACTATAAACCACCGCAGATATAAGTTCGTCAGCCTTTTCACGACCTGCAACCTCCGCTTCAAGCGCCAGTGAACACATGGCAGTTTCCACAAACTTAATGGTATCCTCGCGAACGTTAAGGATTTCCATAACCTCGCGAACCTCCTTCTGATATCTAGCTGCTATTTCTTTGTATCGCATTTCCACATCACCTTTTCCGTTGTGGTACAATCTACGTCAATAAGTATTGACTAAATGATGTAGATTGGTCAACAATAATTTTCGAGAAGGAGTAGTAAATATGCCAAGACCACGACGCGAGCCGATGGACATTATCACCAGCATTGTGGAGAAGCGGCAGCCGCTGACACTCCGTGATGTTCGCTACTTTGCCCGTTGCTATGTGGCGCTGGCTGATATGCCAAAGGAAGATATGTACGATTTGATTCGGGCGAATTTCAACGTTGACGAAAACAACAAGGTTACATTGAGAGGTTAGTGATGATTATAGACAGCACTATTTTTGATTCATGCTGGAAGGATGATAAGAATTTCTTTTATCAATTCGATACATCCGACTGTTCATTAACGTTAGTGTGGGAGTGGTTAAAGGATGGTAATAAATACAGGTACGGGAGGATGATTGGCAGGATTGAGATGGAGCAACTGAATGATTTGGCGTCTTTCATTAAAGATATTGCAGATGAGAGGAGCTGGCGATGACCGAAGTTGACATCGAGTCACTGATCACTGAGCGCGGCAGTCGCTACGGAAAATTCAAAGACGGCGCTGAAATCATGCAGGAACTGAAAGATGTGATGCGTGAAGTGGATGGATGGCGCAATCTGACGCCAAGCCAACGCGAGGCGCTCGACATGATTCAGCACAAGATTGGGCGCATCCTGAGTGGCGACCCGACCTATGATGATAGCTGGAAAGATATTGCTGGCTATGCAACGTTAATTGTTAATGAACTGAATGGAGAGATTAAATAATGTCTTTTTGCGACATCACAATCGCGCAACGAAACGCGAACTTTACCAATATTGCTGACACTTCCGCGCAACTGGTATCACTGAACAGCGACGGTAGCGCAGTGCTGAAAATCGGCACGGAAACAGCGCAATTCATCGTGCAGAATCTATCACAGGCAAACGCGAAACAGGTGCTGATTAGCACTGGCAGTGTTCTGTTTTTAGCTGGTAATTACAATGCACCGAATCTTGAGTGTTCACTGGTGCGCATCGTTGAAGCCACGGCTGAGGAATCTGTTAATGAGCCAACAACATTACCAGCATAGTGAGCCGCCAAAACCATCAGCATGGTGTGAACAAATGGAACGCAATGCGAAGGATGGTGATGAGGCTTATGCTTATTTTCAGCTGAAGCAGATGTGGAAGCAGAGAGAAAATTCAGAGCAAGCCAACTAAACACAAGCCCCATTACGGGGCTTTTTTATTGGAAGTTATCACGATACCATTCCTGCCAATCGTAAATAGTCATCTTCCTTTTGGTAGCGCACTCCGTATTCTGGTTTTCTATAACAATGCTCTCATCGCTGTTTTTCGGTGCCACTTTCGATAATTCGCACACCTCCCCCAGCATTTCTGCTGACGGCTGAGTCTGCGTTGAGAGTTGATTGGCGCAACCGGATATAGTTATCATCAAAAGTGCAAATGGTACGATTCTGGTCAGAGACATATTTCACCACGTCGCGATAAATAGTTTTATATTTAGTTTCGGTCACCACGCGCACCTGTTGGGATTGCGCGGTTGACTTTGCCTGTTTGTTTTCTGCGTTCTGTTTGCGCTTGGCGGCATCAAGGTTGACCTTATCACTATGCGCATACCACCCCTTCAAGTAGCCAGCGCCAAATGATAGCGAGCCAATGGCGACACAGGTCAATAGCAGAATTATAATTAATTTAGCTTTTGCCATCATCGCGCAGCCTCCGGTTTTCCTTCCTCATGCCGTGCATCTTGCCGAGGATGCCGACCAGCATAATTGAGTAGCTCACACCCTTGACCACGATTGGCGGCAGCGCTGCTTTCAGGTCGTCCGGCATCATTACCCACACATGCATCATTGCATCAGGCCATAGCTGCAACAGTGAGCAGAATGAAATCCACGCACCGAGCAGCCAGTTGCTTAGCTTTTTCATGCCACAACTCCGCCAGCCTCTTTGTATACCTGAATCAGCTTATCCAGTTTCTGCTCATGCTGACCATAACCAGCGCCCGGCAATGAAGCCCAGCGTGAGCGGCATTTATGAATAGCATCAGCAATGCGACCAGCCTCAATATCGGCAGTGGCCTTGCATTCACGAATTAGCTGCATTGCAATGGCGTCCTGCGATGCAGGAGAGAAGTCAGACAGGCGCAGTTGCTTTTTGTATGCGTCATAAAACTTAGCCAGCACCTGATAGCGCCCGGCGGCAGTGGATTTGATGCCCAGCTTCGGCAGGCTAATCAGTTTGCGCGGGTGGTCTGCGTAATCAGTAAACAGCGAGCCACCAACAATCACATCGTAGCCATGGTTGTTGGTTTTCTGCCGCCCGTTATCAGTGCCTTCGCTGTACGCCAGCATATCCAGAAACGCCTTCATGTTTTTGCTAATAGCCATACCAGTAAACCTCTTTTTCAGCTTTGCGTTTTGCTTTGTTGTCGGTCTTCTCGCCCCACACGATGAAATGCGCGACGACGCATGAGAAGCAGCGGAGATTGTGTTTCTTCAGAAGCGTTGACTTGCGGAACTCGTCAATGCCGATGTCGGTAGCGAGACTAGTCAACGCATCGAACTGATTCTGCGCTGTCTCAGTGGTGATGTAGGGCGATATATCCACGGCATCGGTGACTCCAAGTGCCTCCATGCCGCGTTGCGATAGTTTCATTCTGCCTCCTGTTCAAATAATAATTAATTCTATCACAACAAGTATTGACGTAGATTGAGTGGTGGTGTATTGTATCTACATCAACCAAATAGTGAGGGATAAATCATGGTAATAGTCAAATTCAAAGAAAGCGGACGTTGCGGAGTGTTCAACCTTGAGCAAATCAAAGTCCGTCCGTGCGGTAAGATGGTTGCCCCATTTGGTCTGGTGCAGATGCGTGAATGCGAAATTATGGGGTATATCAAATGACTGACAGCAATAATCTATATGCAGAGAGAGATATAGAAGCTCTTGATAATTTTGGTGGACTTTACTCAAAGCATGTATCTGCCATGACATCTGAGTCTCTACATTCAAAGTCAGCCATTGCTGCAGAGTTAGGTTATCGTGACATGATTATTTCCGAATTAATTGTTGCTATGCAGCAAATGATTGAATGTTACGATTCTGCAGACGGCAAAGTCTGGACAACATCAAGCAAGCGTCGCGCTCTGGATAATGCGCGCGCGGCGGTTAATAAGGCGCTTGGAGAAACAAAATGAAACTTATCGACCTGTTAGCTCAAGAATTGCCTAAGCGTGGTGGTTGGCCTAAGGATGCGGAATACTGTCACCTAACACAATATGATCGCCACTGCTTAACCATTGTCTTTTCTCACAACCAGGTTGGAACAGGAAATAATCCAACATCAGAGGAAGAGATGGTTTTTTCTGGTATTGGTTACCTTGGCGATACATTGTATGGATGCATAGTTACAGCTAAAGAATACGAATCCGCACTCTCAGCATCGCAAAAGCCAGCATGGAACGGCGAAGGCGTCCCTCCAGCTGGGTGTGAATGTGAATTTATCAGCAACGGAACTTCATGGGGAAAAGTTAAGGTTATTGGTCTTGACGGCGAAAAAATAGTTATCAGACCATCTGGTGAAATTTACTATGCAATAACCCCATCCAATAAGGATGTTTTCATCCCATTCCGCACAGAAGAAGAGAGGAAACGCGATATTGTGGTGGGGGCAATAAAAGAGTTGTTTAAATGCAGTAATGACCAAAGTGTTGATGATGCAACACTCATTTTCAACGCCATCGCAGCAGGCAAAATTCCAGGCGTGAAACTGGATGATTAAAACAATATTCAGCGCAGTAGAGATATTGTGCTATGCGATAATAATATTTGTTCTGTGCATGCTGATAAGATAAAACCAAGCCCTCACTTAGAGGGCTTTTTGTTGGCTGATTGCCATACTTCACGCTGCTTATCAAGCCTTTCCTGCGACGACTCAAGAATGACTGGTTTGCCATCCATTAGCAGTGTTGGTACTTGTGCGCAGTGGCAGTTCCTTCGGTTTGCTCCCTCGCTGTAAAACGTGTCAATCTCTTCTGGCGTGTAAAACCGACCGTGTCTCGCCGCGTGAGTCTGGCGTGTTGTGCGCATTAATGCGGACTGCCACAGCATCACCGTTTCAATTCCTAATTCCTCGCGTGCCTCAATGACTTCTCGCCTGTTTGCCTGCCGCAGTGTTCCAGTGATTTCTGTCTGCGCAATCTGTTTTGCGTAGCTGTGAGACACGTCGACACGCTTAACAATATCGGCCTCAACATCACGAGGATTAGCGCCGCGGGCAATGCCTTCCATAATGACGGATGCCAGTTGCTGACGGGAGTAATCACTCAATCCACGCCAGTCTGAATATCCTTGCGTGTACGCCAGTTGCAGGCGATTCAGGTATGGCTCACTGTAGAGTATCGCAGCAATCGGTCTTTGCTCGGCATAAACCGGAGACAGGCTTGATAGTTCATAGTTGGCCTTCTGCGTCCCAGCCTGATAAGCATCGCCAATGAACACATTAGCCCACATCCTGCCGTGACCGAAGTCATCACCTTCAAGCAGAATCTCGTCAATCAGTGCCTGTAACTCATCCATGAACGTGGCAGCTCGTATGCTGCTGAAATCGTAGAAATACAGACCGCTTGATTCTGCGTTAGTCTGACTGCTCGGAATGGTGCGAAACAACTCAAGCGAACGAGTCCTGAGTTGTTTGTATTTGCGCGTTATCACCTTGTCCATCTTCGACAGGCGAGTAGCAGCGCCTAATGGGTCGGTCAGACTCTGCGATATGCGCGGCTGTGGAAGTCTGGCGTTAAACCGAAGTATCTTCATTTTCATCTTCCGGCGGCGTGTCTTCGCGATAACTTTCATCAAGTTCAATCGGCTCCATACCAACCATGCCGCGAACTTCATCGACGGTAAGCAACGCAGATTGACCAGCATCAAAGAACGATTTATTCGCAGTGGCGAGCTTAGCTAGTAACTCGGCTTTATCCAGTTCAGACGGAGCAAGCAGGTCATCCCACTTAACCTTGTAGCCATTTGCCGGTGCTTTATCGACAATGCCGAACTGAATCATGCGCTCAACGAACATTGAGATGACATAATCAACCCATGTTTCTCGGCGCTGTTTGGCTGTCATCGCCTCCTGCATCTTGTCTTCGTCGCTCGCAAGTCGTCCGGTTTGCTGACCAAAAATGACGGTGAACGGAAGCGCCATTGATGCGGCGAACTGGTTAGCAGCCACTTCCCATGTAGGTTTCGGATCGGATGGCGTTACAGCAAGAACCTTAGCGTCCGCGCCCATTGTGAACATGGCGGCGTCAATCCCGGAGTTTAGCGCCTCGATATTCTCATTCATGATGTCGGTGAGTTCTTCAATATCGACACCCATCGACTGAGCGAGGCTTGCTGGCGTTACGTTGTCCTTCGTGTAGTTAACTGCCAGTTGACGGCTTGCGTTCTTCAGGAAGCCTTCCGCAGAACTACCGGAAACTTTAGCCATGTCGATAAGGCTGTTGTAACCAGCACGCAGCATCGGGATGCCACTAAACATACTGCCGTCAAAACTACCCTCAGCCAGAATAACGATACGGTCTGGGTGAATCTGCACTGAACGCTCAGGCTTGCCGTCGCTATCGAAATCTTCCACGGCACTTTCCTGATATTCGTACATCTCGGGCATTCCGTAGTCTTCGCTGGTTTCGTCATTATTCCACGCGCTGACTCGTAGTTGCTCTTCCCATACCGGAATGAATCGAACAATGGATTTATCTTTAATGCGGCGGGTTTTGGTGATGTCTACTGGCTCGCTCCACTGCTTGCCGTCACGGATTTGCAGGATAACGGCGGAATAGCGGTTGATGGCATTGCGCTTGTCAGCCTCCTTGATGAACGGATAGGCGCGCTTCATCATGTCGTTGATGGATAATTCCCACGGAGTTGAGTTCTTGTCGTCCTCGCCATCTTCAACTACTTCAGGGTATTTCTGCCAGCATTTATTAATAATGCGGTTAATTCCAGCTGCGGCGGCTGGATGTCGCTCATAGGCATAGCGGAACATCTCGGCGGTGATTTCCTGCGGGTAGCCACATTCCGTCCAGAGTCTGTCATGCTTCTGGTCCAGATTCTTCCCGCCAGCACAAAGCCGCTGTTGCTGAATCGCCCGGTTATTGTTCGCTACGCGGTCGCGTATGTAGGCGTTTAATGCATCAATTTTGGACATATGTCACCAATAAAAAATCCCTCACGATGGAGGGATTATAGCATGGTATCAGTAGTCGAAAGCTCGCTTGTGCATCATGGCGTTACTGTGATGGAATACAGCATTTTCCATTCTATCACCTAACACCAACCCTCTGCATTTTGCGTAAACCTGATACTGCTTGTCATTAAATTTATCATGACTATCAAACCAAATGCTCTCAAACTTTTTTCTAAGTTCAACAGCCATCTCGTGAAGATGTTTTCTGCCCATCACTCCACCTTTTCGAATTTGTCGATTACGACTTTGATGCCTTGAGATGTTAAAGACGACACCATATCATCACGCCAGAAATTCTCTAGAGCATCAGCTGCGTTGGTGGCGACTATCACTCCGCTTAACTTCTCTGCCGCACAGTCATTATCGACAAAGACTTCAGCGTGAATAAAATAAACGCTCATCACTCAATCCCCTCACCATCAACCCAGCGCTGCAGGACTTCGATTAGCTGCTCTGCTTGCTCAATTGCAACAACGATAACATCACCAGTTTGCCTAACTACCAATAGGTCGTTACCATGCTTGAAATCCTTATCAACCATAATATGCTGCCCGTAATCACCTTCGATTTTCATCACTCACCTCAACAAAGTTCACCATCAGTTACCATCAACAACTTCTGCCATTTAGCTACTGGCTTGCACAGTTCAGCCTTTAGTCTGCTTAACGAGCCTGTAATATCAGACCACTCGGTAAACGGAACAAATCGCACAAATCGGTAATCAGCACCAGACCAGTGCCAGCCAAGCGTGTAGTCGATGTATGTGCCGTCTGACTGCATATTGATGTAATGCGCTGTTGCGCCATCATCATTAATCATAACCACCTCAACCACTGCGCACGAACTGCCATCCCGCACGTGGTTTACTGCATTCAGATGGCAAGCGTGATTGTACAGTCCCGTGCCATCAATGAATGATATATCAATCTTTTTGGTGTATTTCTTATCCGCAGCGTCGCGGATTATTTTCTTTAATTTCGTTTTAATCATTGTTGTTAAACCTGTAGTCCCTGCGCGCCGCTAAACTGTTTGTTTTATACTCATGGCCGCAATTTCTGCATCTGCAAAGGTAATAATTCCCAACTCTCTTTACGGCATCGACGTTTTCCCAAACAATACCACCAAGCCCTAAAATGTAGTTACTGATGTTTTCGTTATAGCACCTGCTACACCTTAAAGATCTCTTCCTTCTACAGCTTCCTCGACCACCCATAATCACCCCCTCAAAAAATCATTCTTGCAGCAGATACCCTTGTATCCTCGCTTCTCTTGCAGGTTAACGAAGACATCATCCAGAACGCGCAGCAGAAAATCCTCGTCGATGTCATACCGACGGCAAATCACCTCATCAGGCACACCAGCACGTGCCAGTGAATAAACCTGCTCTTTTTCCTCCTGTGTGAATCCTGCATAGCTGCGCATAGTGATATCTCCGGTAAGCCTGATGTAGATTATACTATGCGCTCGGTGTAGATTGGTCAAGCGTGGTGGTGCAGATTAATCAACAACAATAATAAATGTTGACGTAGATATGCTGGTGGTGTAGATTGAACTCATGAAACGAAAGGAGGTAAAACATGAAAGATGTTAAATTTAGCGCAAAGAAAAACAAATTTGGTCGCATCCTGTTTTATGTCATGGAGGACAACAAGCATCTCTATGAGTTCAACAAAATCGAGGATGCAGCAGAGTGGATTGCCGAACTTGGTCGCAGAGCGTTGACGAAATGAAACAAGCCCTCAACTGAGGGCTTTATTTTTATCGCCTGCGACGGATTAGCATTCCACTACCGCGTTGGACGATATGATCATTTAGTGCGTAACGAACCGCGTCCCAATAGTGGTTGTATGCATCAACGATATCAGTCAGCACATTTCCGGTCAGCTTATCAACTTTGTAGCTGTACATTGCTGCCTCATTCTGCATTTCCTTGCATCGCTCATGGATGATGATGCTGTCACAGCCACGCAGCCACGTTACTCCATCCTCGACACTACCGGGCCATTTTGTGCATGGGTGAATATCGAACCCAGAGCGCTTGATGTGACTGATAGTCTCAGGTCGCGCGCAGTCGGCATACCATCGTGCGCGCTTAGCCATCGGGAATGATTGCTCCATCGCGGCTGGTGTATCGGTAATTTCAAGCCCAACTTTGCCGTACTCGCGATTAATATAAATATTGCGCCGTCCACCTGGTAATTCTTCAATGTAAACCTCAACCATCGCGGTAGGGTCCGTACTGAACCCGAAGTCCACCCCGAAATATGGCCCATGCCATTCAGGTTTGACCTCGAAGTTATCAATGCGCCATTTGCCGCCAAATACTTGCTCGTCGCTGCGTTTGTTAAATTTCCCTTCCCATATCCACATATAGCGGTCGAAATCGACGCGCTTCATTTGCTCCATAGCGGATGGCAACGGTGTATCCCAGAACCACGGGTTGTCTGAATAGTTACATTCGATAATCAGAATTTCATCATTTTCGAATATGCCATCAACCATCTGTGAGTGATAGGGGTCAATCCAGTTTTTCCATGTTGGGTCTGTTTCCTTGTTGGGGTTGAATGAGCACCACAATTCGGAATTGGCAGCACGGATGGTAGGCACAAGAATATCCCAACTTGTCTGGCTGACGTTCTCTGCCTCCTCCACCCAGCCAACGGTAATGCCAGCAAAACCCTTAACGGTTGTCTGATTGCGATACAGCCCCTTGAAGCGAAACTTAGCTTTGGTCTTTTTGTGGGTTATCTCATTATTGATAACGCGAAACTCTGCTGATTCACCCTTGCGGGCTATCTCATCAACAAGCTCCTGATAGCTTGAGTCCTCAATAGATTGCTGAATCTCACGAAAACAGGCAAAGCGGTCAGCTCGAAACCTTGCGCGCTCAGTAAGGATAGTAATAATCGTTCTTGTCTTGCCTGACCCGCGCCCACCGTAGACAAACTTAAAACGCTTCGGATAAAGCAGGCGTTCCAGCTTTGCCGGAATCAGGTGATCCGCATGAGTGGTTGCATTGGTCACGTCATCAACGCCAGTGGCGGTCATCCTTAACCGCTTAATGACATTCTTCTGCATGTCACAAATACCAAAGATGGCGGACTCTGCAACATCAGTCATCGCATCATCAATCTGCGCTTCCAGCTTTTCGATTGCTGTCGATGAGAGGCGTTTACGAGCCATTGATTAGCCCCTGCAAAACAGTCATCACCTCTTCATCGGTCATTGCTTTATCAAATGTAACGCCGCGACTACTGCTGTTGCGTGGCAATAGCACCTCATCACATTTTGATTTATAGTTATTTACTTCATCATCCATTCTGCTGCTCCAGTAATTTCTCCAGTCGCTCAAGTCGCGCGGCGAGTTCGGTAACTTCGGCAATATCCAGTCCCGTCCTGATAACCTCAGCAAACGTTTTACCAATGTCCACAGGTATAACGCCAGCAGCTATGCCACGAATAACAGCATCAATCTTCTCTACCGGAGTTCCGTCATCAGGAAAATCAACTTCAAAGACAGGTGCCACCGGTTTAGGTAATGGGCTGAATCGAACGATAAGCTCCTTCATCATTGACGTGTCACGCTCAATCATTGCCATCTCAGATCGGAAGAGCACACGTCTGAACTCCAGTCACACAGTGATCTCGTATGCCGTCTTCTGCTTGAAAAAAAAAAACAAAAAAAAAGGTTTAAATATCTATCTAAAATTAACTA